CCGTTAGATAATATGGTTGTATGAAGTAAATCAAAAAGTATTCTGGACGGGGGTGCGAATCCCCCCAGCTCCACCATAAGTTAATTGGCTTGGTATAATCGCCTTTTAGGTTTAGTTAGAGTCCAGTTAGTCAATTAACTTTTGATGGGGCTGCATAGTTTCGACAGGGTAACAAGTAGAGGCATGGACAACTCATCACAGAGAGATGTAAAAAGTAAATCAAAGTAAATGCAAATGACGAAAAATTCGCATTAGCCGCCTAAACTCGGCTTAGGGTTTCGGTTGGTTTCCTCGTAACAGAATAACCAACCACATTTTTTTAATAACAAGGAGTTTTAATGGGAACAACAGTAACAATTGGCCAAACGTCAATTAATACAACATACACGGCTGTCACAGGCACAACCGGTGGTGCTGGTACAGGTGCCAAATTTGACGTAACAAAAACTAATGGTGTTTACACTACAGTAATTGAGGCTGCAAACCTTGGTACAGGTTATGCCGTCGGTGATACAATTATTATTCCTGGTACATCTTTAGGTGGAACACTAGCAAATCCTGATGTTATTGTTGTAACAGGAATTGGAACTGCTGGTAAAATTTCTACATTTAGTGCAGTAGGTACAGGTCAAATCGGTAATGGTTTAAACTATGCTATCATTGATGTTACAGGCCTCACATCATATAGTTTTAGTGACAAGAGTTCCAATTTTACAGTTGTGAATGACTATACAAATAAAAACATTTTAGTATCATCTGTATTGACACCTGATGTTTCTTTTAAATTGGAAGGAGTGACTCGTGTATCATATACTGATAAATCCACCGCTTTTGACATTAATGGTACTGCTGGTGATGTATACGCTTTATTGAAAGCAGGTTTTGGTGGTACAGTAAGTACTACATACGAAGGCCTGGGAATTAAAGCAGAAGACGCCGGCGCAACAAGTACACAAATTGCTTCAGCAATTATTGCAACAACATCTTTTGCTACAGCAAATCCTGATTATGCTACATTTGTTAACAATGTATATACTAATGTAATGGGTGTTTCACCAACTCCAACACAGGCACTGCCTTATGTTGCTGCACTAGCAACAAATTCAGTAACTGAAGCGCAACTGCTAGTAGCAGCTGCACACCTAACTACTTTCCAACAAACTATCGGTTTGATTGGTGTAGCGCCAGCAACAACTGGTGTATTAGCCGCCAGCGGTATCGATTTTATCGCTGCTTAATTTCAAAAAAGGAAAATCATATGAAAAAATTTGCACTTGCAACTTTAGCACTAGCAACAAGCCTGGCCTTTGCAGGTTCAGTAACTCTAGAAGGTCAAGACCAACTAGGTGATAAAGGCGCTAAGAATTCTGCTAACTATCAAGTATCAGTTAAAGACTCTATTAGCAAAACTTTTGCTGCTGATGTTTCTTTCACAAATTACCAACAACATCAAACTGAAGCATTGAGTACACGTATTGAAGCAGGTGTAACTGGTTCTGCACCAGTCGGTCCTGTTGGCATCTATACTCGTGTGTCACTTGGTGAGAAGTATAACAACACAGGTAACTTTGCTTATTACAGCATTGAGCCAGGTGTTACATACACACTAGGTAATGCAACTGCTAAATTTGGTTATCGTTATCGCACAGCTGTTGTTGATCCAAATGTGAGCAATGACACAACAGATACAATCCGTGCTGGTGTATCTTATGCATTGACAAAGAAAGATGCAGTTGGATTTCGTTTTGACCGTGTAAAAGGTGATAGCACAAATCACAGTTACAATTTGAGCTACACACGCTCATTCTAATCTCCTGCTGAGATATGGTTGGGTGGGTACCTTTAAATCCCACCACCCCTCAACTCTAAAGAAACACATGAGAAGTAAACCTGTACTCATTAGCGTATTATTTTCTGCAATTATTGTGATGTTATCTTGTATCAATATTGATACACAAAAACTTTTGCCATTTAAAACATCATTCAATGAATTGTCTGATCCTGTAAAGGTTCAGATTACATGTTTAGCAGAAAATATCTACTTTGAAGCTGCCCACGAACCTGTAGAAGGTTGGAAGGCCGTGGCATTTGTAACTGTAAACAGAGTCCAATCTGGTAGTTATGGTGATACAATATGTTCAGTAGTTAAACAAAAAACCAAAGGAACATGCCAATTTTCTTGGTATTGTGAAAGAATTACCGAAAAAGACTTGACAATACATGATAGAAGACTGTATAATGAGATTTTGGAACTTGCAACCAATCTGGTTGTTAATTATGACATAATGAAAGACGTTACAGATGGAGCAACCTACTATCACGCCACCTATGTCCAACCCGGTTGGACCAAGTTGGAGAAAGTTAAGCAGATTGGTAACCACATTTTTTACCGCTCAAAAAGAGATTCAATCGACAGAAACAAGGAGTTCATTTAATATGGAAAAAAACTTATTGACAATTGCCGTTTGTGCAACTATTCTTCTTGGATCAGCCATCATTGGCGGGTTCATGTATAGTATCAATGACAGAAATAATATGGCTAGAAACATTGAGGCAGCAATACAAAAAGGTGTTGATCCTATCTCCGTTAAGTGTGCTTATGAAACAGATGCAAAACCTGTTTGTATGGCCTATGCGTTGGGTAGAAAATAATGCCTTCTAAAGATGAAATCCGTGAATTTAGTTTGAGAATTGAAGAAGTTGCTGATGAATATGGATTACCATGTATGGAAGCAATCATTCAATATTGTGAAGAGACAGGCATTGAAGTAGAAATAGCTGCAACACTTATATCATCACATTTGAAAGCTAGAATAAGAGAAGAAGCTCAATCAGCAAATCTAATAAAGAAAAGTTCTAAATTGCCTTTGTAATAAATAGGTGTAGGTCACGATATTACCAGTATCTACCTACTCTAACATTGTAAAGGAATGTCAGCATGGATATTTATTCTATCTATAAAGCCACTAATATTGTAAATGGAAAAGTTTACATTGGTTTTGCAAAAAATGTTAACAACAGAAAACATCGTCATAAACATTTTGCCTTGACAAAAGGTGTATCCAACTACTTTTATACAGCCATAAGAAAATATGGGTGGAACAATTTTCAGTGGGAAATAATATATCAATCTAAAGATAGATTACACACATTGAATGTAATGGAAAACTTTTTTATAGTTGAATATAAGACTTATATTGGATATAAAGATTGCCGGGGTTATAATATGACATTAGGTGGTGATGGTTCATTGGGAAATAATAATCCGAAAACACAATCACACAAAGATGCAATATCCAAATCTCTATCCGGTAAAAAGAAAAGTGTGGAACATATAGGGCTGGCTGCTTTTAATCGGTCTAAAGAATACATGATGTTGAATCCACAGAATGAAGTTGTACATATAAAAAATATGGCAGAATTTTGTAGAAATAACAATCTAAATCAATCACATATGATAGGTGTATGTAACGGAAGAAGTGGATATCTTTCACACAAAGGTTATAGGAAATTAATAAATGTATGACAGTTCAGGATTTGAAGCTTATCAACTGTATTCGTCACTAAAGTTACATTTCACAGCTGGATCTTATAATTATTTTAAGTATAACGGTAAAACCAACGTATCAAAAGAAACATTTCTGAAACGCAAAGACAAATATAGTTTCTACAAATTATCCCGTAAGTATTCATTGGAACAACTCAGGAACTTTTTCTTGGCTAATTTCATATACGGAGACAGTACATGGGTTGGTGAGATGTTAGGACCAGAAGGAGATAAAGCATACTCAAAGTGGCAAAAGACCAATCAGTCCTTGACATATGTGTTTGAAAATGATATAATTGGTCTTATAGGAAACGATGCACCAGAAAGTATGTTGGTTGTCAATGATGGCCAACATCCAACACTTCTCCGTGAAGTAATGTCTGGTACAATTGCAATAGAAACGATGGTCATACTGAATGATATAATGAATTTCTTTCCCATGTGGAATAGAAAGATAAGTGACGATATTATTTGGCCGAATTGGCGGCTAAAATGTGAAAAGTATGCACCATTCGTTACCTATGACAAGGTTAAATTTA